ATCAAAGCCCTTGTCGGCGGCACACAGGTTGGCAGCGCGGTTGATCTCACGCTCGCGTCCGGAGGTGTGGCGAAAGGCAAGTAGTGGCCAGCTACGGAGACAAGACGAAACGTGGGAGATGGGAGAAAGGGTATTGACGTCTGACGCGGGTGCGATAGCATAGACGCGTAACTGCATACCGCCCGCCGGATGAGGCGGACACTTCTGTCGTTCACGCTCCAGTGGCTTCTTTCTCGGCTGTGCGGTATGGAAAGAAAGGGTAGTGACACCTGACCCGGGTGCGATAGGATAGGGTCAAGCCTACTTCGTCCGCCGTTGGCGGACTACGAAGGCTGAAACCGAATACTGATCCGCTGACTCGACATCCGAGAGGCGGGCTTTCCTCAAGCCACTCACCCAGTGACCCTGGGCGGCTTGTGGAGGGCCCGCCTTTTCTGTTGGCCGGCAGCGGTCAGGTGATGTGAGACGTCGCGGGGAGCGATATCCCCGAGAGACGCCGCGAGGCGGAGAAACACGGAGGAGATGATGGGCGATCAGGATCAGCAGAACGGCGAGGGCCAGTCGGACCAGCAGAACCAGACCGATGGCCAGAGCCAGAGCAACGCGCAGACGCCCCCGGCCGACGGTACGCAGAGCCAGGGCGATGGACAGTCCAGCGCCGCTGACAGCCAGAGCGACACCGGACAGAGCAGCACCGCGCAGCAGACCCAGACGCCGGGGTTACAGGCGGGAGCATACCGACTCTCTCTGACCGAGGCGCAGCGGAAGCGACTGGTCGAGGAGGGCGTGCTGGACCTCTCCGAGGAGCAGTACACCGGAGGCGTCCGCCACCAGATCGAGACGCTGCGCAAGCGGGCGACGACGGCCGAGAAGAAGCTCTCGGACATTGCGGCTGCTCAGGCCGAGGCCGATCGCAAAGCCCTGGAGGAGCAGGCTCGCTACAAGGAGCTCTACGAAAAGGAGCGCCAGGGGCGAGAGGCCGAGAGCACGGGGCGCAAGAGCGACGCCATTCGCTCCCGCTTCCTGCTGGCCGCCCAGTCCAAAGGCATCGTCGATCCCGATGTCGCCTTCACCGTCGCCAAGTCGCTGCCGGGCTTTGCCACGGTCAGCGTGGATGACGAGGGCAAGGTCTCCGGCGTTGACGAGCTGGTCGAGATGCTGGTCAAGGACAAGCCCTACCTGATCCCTCCGCCGCAGTCGCAGAAAGCGCAGAGCGTCGGGTCCGCGAGCAATCCGGCTCCCCAGACGCCACCTGCGCCAAAGACTCTCGCCGAGGCCGGCGACCGCCTGGAACAGGCGCTCCGCACGGGGGTTTCGTAGCCGGCCCGGCTTACAGGAGCATGTAGCAGATGCCTGCAAACACGACGACACTGGCTGAACTGATCGTTCAGCTCTACAAGGGGCCTTGGGTGGAGGCCCTCAACACCAACACCTTCCTGCTCACCCGCATCCAGCAGAAGCAGGGAGTGGGTGAGGGCGTGCGCTGGCCGGTGCGCTATGCCGGCAACACCTCCGCCGGGTCCTACGCGGAAGGTGACTCCGGCGCCGGCGCCGGCAACCAGGGCTTCAAGAAAGCCTTCCTCACCTGGAAGCTCAACAAGGTCGAGGTGGAGGTCTCCGGCCTCGCCCAGGCGATCGGTGACAACGGGGGCATGATCGTGCCCGCGCTGCGCACCGAGCTTGACCTGGGTCTCTCGGATGTGCGCGGCAACATCAACACCCAGCTCATGTCCGACGGCGCCGGCAACTCGGGCAAGGACATCACCGGGCTGTTCGCGGCGATCGCAGATACCGGGACGTACGCGGGTCTCGACCGCGGCACTTACACCTGGTGGAAGTCCTATGTCAGCGCCAACGCCGGCACTCCCCGCAACCTCAGCGAGGAGCTGATCCGGACTGTGAAGTCCACGGTGGAGGCGCGGGGTGGCCGAGTGACCGCCATCTACGCCGGCTCCGCCCAGTGGTACCGCTACGGCGACCTGCTGCGGGCTGAGCGCCGCCAGCAGAATCCGATCTCCCTCACCGGCGGCTACCAGGCCCTGGACTTCGAGGGTGTGCCTCTCATCAAGGTGCCCGGCTACTCCCAGACCCGGATGGACTTCGTGAATGAGGAGCTGCTGGAGTACGCGGTGCTCAAGGACTTCGAGGCCAAGCCCATGGCCAAGACCAAGGACTCGGACGTGATCTGGGTCACCCACTACAGCCAGCTGGTCTGCCGGAACCCCTATCGCATGGGGAGCCTGCAGGACCTGGCGGCGTGAGGAGGGTGAGCCATGGCCCTGACTGACGCACAGAAGGCCGAACTCAACCGGATGTGCCCGGCCGCCAAGGAGGCGGCCCTCGGCACCGCCATTGGCGCGCTGGAGGCGGGGATCGTCGCCGCCGAACTCGATGGCGTCACCCTCGAGGTCGGCGGCAGCCCGAGCAAGGTGCGGCTCAAGGATGGTGGTGTGTCGAGCGCGAAGCTGGCGAGCGCGCTGCAGGCGCTGGTGCTGGGTGCAGCCTCGGGCTACAAGCTCGCACGCGGCCAGGCGGACGTCACCGGGACGGCCGATCTCAACACCGGACTGGCGACCGTCGTGGCCGCGGTGGCCACGCTCGACGACGACATCTCCCTCGCCGCCATGTGGGTCAGCGCCCACCTGTCGGCGACTGCAGGTCACATTGACCTGAACATCTTCAAGCCGACGGCCGTTGACGACTGCACGCCCGTCGCGGCCACCGCGGCGGCGAAGGTCAACTGGGTGGCCATCGGCACGTAAGGGACACGGGGCCGGTCATCATAGGCCGGCCCCACCTCAATCATGGAGGACAAGATGCGACAGGAAACGATGGCTCCGCCCGCTGAGGGCGAGGGTGATGTGAAGGATGCGGTGACGACTCCGACGCCGGAGAGTCCGGTGCCGACGGCGACTGCAGTAGTGGCCGGTCCGAAGCGCGTCGGCAAGCTCACCGCGATGCTGGCGCTGGAGGAACCGGCCCGCACGGAGGCCTTGGAGAAGGCCGCGACCGCAGGGCTGACCGTCAACCTGTGCAGCCGCACGGGCAGCGAGGTGCGCTGGCGCTATGGGGAGCACGTGCTGGTGGTGCCGGCGCAGCCCAAGCCGTTCGCGACCGCACACGCTGTTCACCTGCTCTTCTGCGCGCCGCACCTGGTGGAAGAGGTTGAGGACTGAGACGTGGCGATTGACGCGACCGTCGGCGGCGAGCACAGCAACTCGTACGTGACGCTCGAAGAGGCGGAGGCCCACTTCGCCGAGCGACTCCATGCTGACGCGTGGGGAAGCGCCTCGGACGCCGACAAGGAGAAGGCGCTGCTCACCGCCTGCCGGCGCCTCGAGCAGCTTCGCTATTGGGACGGCAACCGACCGGCGTTCACGGACCCGCGGCAGCGGCTGTGCTTCCCGCGGGTGATCGACACCGACGCGGCCGGCACCTTCATCATCCCGCAGGCGGTGAAGGAGGCGCAGTGCGAGGAGGCGCTCGCGCTGCTTAGCCGCGGGGCCGAACATGAGCGCCGGCGCGCGCTGCAGGCCTCGGGAGTGAAGAGCTTCGCCGTTGACGGGTTGAGCGAGAGCTACGAGTCCGGTGCCGACCGGCAGGTGTTGCTAAGTGCGGAGGCTCGCAGTCTGCTCGCGGGCTACGTCAGCAAGGGAGGCGTGATCGCCACTTCAGACTCGGCCGTCGGTGAATGGTCGCCGGGGTCAGCACAATGATCAGCGCTTACCTGAACCAGACCATCTGGCGGAAGGCGCGCGCCGGCGTGGACGGATACGGGCAGCCGACCTTCGGGGTGCTGGCACAGACGAAGGGACGGTGGCTGGAGAAGCGTCGCCTGGTGCGCAACGCGCAGGGCGAGCAGGTGATCTCGGAAGTGTCGGTCACGCTCGCGCCAGATGAAGCGCTCGCGGTCGGCGATCAGTTGTCGCTCGACGGTTCGACGTACCTGACCGTGATCGCGGTGTCGGCTGACCGCGATCTGGTCGGCGGAGTAGTGCTGAAGAAAGCCTATCTGTGAAGGAGTGAATGCGAGATGAAGTGGGACTGGCGGTTGACCATTACCAAGGGCGTTGTCGTCGGCACACTCGCCGCGCTGGGCGTGGCGCTGTCGGACATCCAGTCGGTGCCGGCCTGGTGGGTCGGGTTAGCCATGCTCGGACTTGAGACCGTGCGCGACCTCATCAAGTCGCGCTTCGGCAGCTTCGTGCCGGCAACCAAGGCCGAGTAGGAGCAGATCTGTGCCCGTTCGCCGCGGCAAGTTCGGAGTCAGCTTTTCTGGCATCGAGCAGCTCACGCGCCAGCTCGCCCGCGATGGCGAGGTGTGGAAGCGCGTCCAGAAGGCCGCGGTAGACGGCATGGTCGAGAACACGGAGGACCTGTTGGGCCGCTCGATGCGCGATGCGCCCGTGGACGAGGGCACGCTCCGGGCGAGCGGCACTGCTGAGGTGTACGCGAACGGCCACGCAGTCGCCCGTCGCGGCTTCCGCGAGGTCGCAGACCAGCCCGAGGCGCCGGAGATGGTGAGCCGACCCGTGCAGGAAGGCGGCCTGGGGGACGCGGTGGTGGGCGAGGTTGGATTCAACACCCCGTACGCGCTCACCCAGCACGAGCGCCTGGACTTCAACCATCCGAAGGGCGGGAAGGCGAAATACTTGGAATCGAACTTGACCCAGCAGGCGGACCGTTACCAGGACAACCTCTCCGATCATCTGCGGGAGGCGCTCAAGTAATGGGCCTGCTGATCGACCAACTGGCGGCATACCTGGCGACCCAAGGCGAGGGGACGGTCTGCGTGGATCTGTTCAAGCTCCATCGGCCCTCGTCGCCTCTGGCGTGTGTGAGTATGCACGCGACCGGCGGCTATCCGGCGGACGGCTACACCGAGCGCGAGCATCCCACGGTGATGCTATTCGCGCGTTCGGCGACACCGGATGCCGCGCTGCGGAAGGCCTACAGCCTCTACCGCAAGTTGCACGGCAAGCAGAACCTCGATCTGGGCGCGGGTTTGTGGGCGCTCACCATCGAGGCGGTCGCCAGCCCGGCCTATGTGGGAACCGAGCAGGCTGCGAATGCGACTGCTCACCTCGCCTCATTCAACATCGTTCTCGATCTGCGGAGCCCGTCTTCGTAGATCGAGCAGGAGAAACATGAATGGCTACGATCACGGACGTGAAGCCCGCACAGGGGAAGGTGGGCGATAGCATCACCATCATCGGAACGGGGTTCCTGGATGCCCCGACCGAGTCGAAGGTCTACAAGCGCAAGCACGGCGACACCGCGTGGGACGCGGTGGACGCGGCGAACATCACGTTCGTCTCCGCCACCGAACTCACCGTCGCGTTGGCGGCCGGCGATTCCTGGGACGCGGGCATCCACGATATCGGCGTCTCTGACTCCGGTGAGTCGACGCCTGACGGCAGCCTGGCGCAGGCCTTGTTCTTCTACCTCGCCGGCGTCAAGAACCCCAATGCGGTGATCAAGGGCGCGCCCGAGGCGCTCTACATCGACGGCCGCTACATGGGCCACGCCCACGGCGCGCTGGAGATCGAGCACGAGGTGGAGACCTCCGACATCGAGGTCAACGAGTCCTTGCTGCCGGTGCGAACCATCAAGGTGGGCGAGACCTACTCTCTCTCGTTGCCGTTGGCGGAAGTGACCCTCGAGAATCTGAAGGACGTCTGGGGCGTCTCCGCCGGCATCGAGGACCTGGGCAGCGGCCGGCGGCGGCTCACCTTCGGCGGCGACTCGGCGA